AAAAAAACCAGTCGAGTAAAAAACCCTAACTGGTTGATTTATGTAGTATTTATGGTGGGTCGCATGCGATTCGAACGCATGACCATCGCATTAAAAGGGGCTTGTCGTGGGCTTAAACAGGCTGAACACGGCTAAAACCAAGCATCAACAAAAACCAATCAGCTTAGAAACGCCTAAAACAGCTCATAAAGTGGAAAGAAATTGGAAAGATTTACTCGGGGTAGAAGTTCTCATTTGTTATTGCTTCTAGTGTCCATGGGCATGCTTTAGGGAAAACATTTCGGCTTATTTTTGTCTCTCTTGATGCTTGAATCGTCGCGTATTGATACGCTTTTTCTAATATATCGTTTAGCTTAGGTTTTAACCCTGGGTTTTCCTCTAGCGTTTCGTTGTGCTTCAATCGCTGTTCAATAATAGTGAGCTCCCAGCTTCTGCCGCGTCTTACCTCCTGGTACTGCCATTTCAACAAATGCACTAACAGAACAGTTAACCGGCTTTCGAGTTCACGCTTTTCACTTCTTCCCATTGTTTCGATTTCCTCGATAAGGTTAGGTATGTCCAGATTGTTAAATTGGCCGCTTCTTAACATTTCGGCTTGTTCTTGTGTCCAGCTGTAAAAATCTTTGTCGTAATTAATCATTGTTGTATCCCCTTTTAAATTTCCGGCTTGATCTTAATTCTTGATCTGCACCTTGGGAAATTTGTACATCCCCAAAATTCGCTGCCTATATTTTTACCGGTTTTTGCTTTTCGTCTTATTAATTTGATATTGCAGTTTGCGCAGGTAGGTGTTTTGTAATCTTTGTCGTTTGAGATTAAATTTTCTATCTTTTCTCTGTCTGTCTCGTTTAGATTATTAATTGCGTTAAAAAGTCCGTCGCAATCCACAAGTGCAATACCTTTTCCTTTTGCAAAATCTTTAGCGTCGGGGCTGTAGTTAGATGTTGTGAAAAACATTCCTTGTTTTATATTTTCGGCTGTCATTACTCCATAAAGCTCCCTGATTAGGGCAACGCCTATTTGTTTTTTCTGTGCTTTGCATTGTGCTATTGCGAGAACCTTCCCTTTATCTGTTGTTACTTTTATATCAATTCCGCCGTCTGCGCCTGTGTTTGTAACTTCTGATTTAATGTTCTTTATCTGTAGAAATTCTTTGCAAACGTCTTCGTAGAGTTTCCATTCTATTTCCATCATTAAATCCTTTGACCATTTCTTAAACTCTTCTGGTTGGTTTCGTTCTATCTTTATTACTTGGTAAATTGACCGGCTTTCCTCTAGTTTTTTCAGTTCTTTTTCTACTTCTTCCGTGTACTTCATATTTTTTCCTTTTTTAATTAAAAAAAATCCTTCCTAGTTCCCGCTCCACCTGTCTAAGACCTTCCGCGCGGTTATGTACCCGTTTGCAGTTTTTGCCGGGTTTCTTCTAATTCTGGGCTTATCTGTCCTGCTTCAGGAATTGTTAAGCCGGTTGCAAGCCAGTAAGCGTATTCGGGCCATATTTTCGATATAGCTTCTATTTGCCATCCGTAAACCTTCTGTCTTTTGTTTTCGATGCTGCTTATCTGAGTGCTTTTAATACCAGTCTTTAAGGATAGTTCATCTACTGTTACTCCTAGGCGCTTTCTTAAGTCCTTGAATCTATTGTTTATTTCAAATTCATCTGTCATATATGTAAATAATACTTGTAATATTGTATTGTACATGTATATAATACATGTAATTTCAGAACCAGCTCAAACCAGCTTCTAAAGCTAAAGGGGTAAACATGGACCAACAACAAAAAGAAGTCAACCCAGTAGGGCCGACTATCGAAGTCAAATACATAGACCTGCCACAAGTGCCGGTAATGCATCCTGATAGATTTGCGGAATTGATTGGATTATCAGCGGGCGTTGTGGGTGGTTGGATAGATTTAGGCTACGTACCTACAGTGAAAATAGGCAAGTACCGCTTAATCAACCTGGCGGCTTTATTTAATACATCACTGGCGTTGCAATCATGAAACTAGCCATCTTTACAGAAACTCGTCATAGAGTGGGTTTAAATCGTTTTAATACACCGCGTGTTTATACCCGCGTTTTTAAATCATCCGAATTCAAACAAACTGACATATTCCAACCGGAAATATTCACTAAAAAACCTTACATAGATTCAAAAAACTTTAAACAATTAATAATTGAACAATGTCAATTTACTAACGACTTCGTTATTCGGTTATTAAAAGATCATTCCAAATTTGAATCAGTAAACCAGTTAACCAATAAGGCAATATCACAACGATTAAATAGTCACGTTAAATATTTAGACGAAACCGAATATTCTTACTTTGGCATATATCCACAGCCGGTTTATCAATCAAAAAACTACCTGTTCATTTATAAATTAGCCCTTATGTATCAAAACATTATCAATTTAGATAATGAATCCAAGATTCAACAAATAACCGATATTAATAACTATTTAAACTCACAAAAGGGCTAAAAAATGACTTCTGAACAATTCAACCTACCGCCTCGCGTCTCTGGTGGTGATCCTTCTGTAAAAGATGAGCGCATATATCGCACCTGCTTAAACACTCGCGATTACCTGCGATTAGAAATAGAAGCCATGGAACGGGGCTTAAAACCCTTCGGATTAACTAAATCCGTTATGACCCTTTACATAAACAAACAACTGGTTTTCGTTCGTGATCTGCCGCCACAAATACAAACGGCCATCATTGACTATCAAAAATCCGTCTCTAAACCTGTTTCGATTTAGAAAAAACGATTATGTCAGCCATCGCTTTTAAAAGAGAAAAAATTGATGTTGCCTGCCGGATTAGCCTAGCCAGTCGGAGCCGTCGTATGGGGGGTGTCGTTATGGTCGCCGGGCTTGAGGGGTGTCAACACAGGCTTTATCGTGTTGACACCCCTCAAACCGGTGAAACCATAGACACAAACCATAGATGGCACCGTCTGGCGGGAACTAGCCGGTTGGTGAGTTGGTGGGGCTATCTAAATAAAGCGCGCAGCACATTGTCCTTGCTCTTGATGTTGACGTTGATCTTGCGAAAGGGATTGCAGAGGAAATTAGCCATTTTGACTGAGTTAGAAGCCGTTATTAATAAATCTATGGAGCCCTGCGTAATAGCATTTATTAATTACGGATTCTTACCAGACAAAAAGGTTAATTGGAACGTAAAGCCCGGCCCTTCAGGGTTCGCTTAATGATACGAGAAACAAGAATCTGTTCAGAATGCAACACCGAACAAATCTTTGAGATGCGTAACTCAACAGACAACAAATTAGTAATAACCCGTTTCATTTGCCAATGTAAATGCCACGTCCAAATAACATTAAACAACGGATAAAACGCCATGTCAGACCTACACGACAGCGACTTGGACGACTCTGATTTAGAAGAAAACGAAGACCAACAAGTTTCATGTCCTGTTTGCAATGGTTCTGGTGAACTTGGAAATAATGAATATTCCATTCGTTACTGTACTGCTTGTAATGGCTCCGGCCTCACAACACAAAGTGAAATCTATCAACTGCCATTCTAAAACAACCGACTACCCCCGTTAGACCCTACGGGCTTCAAAAGGGTCAAAACAACCGCTTTAACCATTAAATTTAACCAAGGAAAAACACAATGTCAGAACAAAACAACAGCTTCCAATCAGACATGCAAACCGTTGTCACTGGAAAAGTAGAAAGTTTAACCCGTTACGAAATAGACGGCGACAACAAAGGCGGCTCCATCTGGGTATCAAAACCCAACACCGGAAAAAACGCCAACAACCTAGGCAACGAACTAATAAAAATCAAAATGCCCTTTGAAATGTTCGACCAACAACGCCTAAAAGTCGAAGCCGGTGAAATCAAATTCCCTTGCTACATGGAAATACTTGCTGAAATCACCATGGGTGGCCAAAACAAAGCCGTCCTTTCAGCCCTATCAATACGCTACCTGGCTGACTCCCTAGAGCAACGAATCGAGCCTAAAGGTGTGCAGCACTTAGACCCAGCAACCAAACCAGCAACACCAAAGGCATAACAACATGGCGCTTAAATATCTTTGTATCCATGCCAATGCTACCGCCTTCTCTATTGTAGACACAGTTGCTGAATGCATAGCAATCGACCCGCAAGCTTACACGGTACTAAGCGCCGCCTCGATCGCTGACCAGCCATCCATGCAAGACATCTTCGCCATCCCTCTAGCCGAGGACATGGTGCAAATGTGGTCATTAGGGTTTGGCCTCCCAATGATCTGTTACTTATCGGCCTGGGGCTTTGGTGTTTTACTTAACATGTTAAGCGATACCAAGCCCTATTAACCTTCACTTAATCCTTTAAAGGAAAAACAAAATGAAAAATTTAACAAAAGCAGTGTTACTCATGGTATTCGGCCTTTTAACACTTGGCGCTTCACCTGCATTCGCAGTAACACAATATGACACCGTTGTTTCGGCTGTTAACGCTTCTGACATCGTTTTAGGCATTGCCGCAATCGCTGGCGTACTTGTATTGCCAAAAGCAGCTGCTTACGGATTCCGTCGAGTATTGGCTTTCATCCGCTAAACCAGCAAACCAAGAAAGGGGGCCTAGGCTCCCTTTTTTTTCTTAAATCACCAACCCAACACAGGTGACTTATGATCTTCGCAATGCTTTTCTTTATCTCTGGCATGATATGCGCTTACGCTGTGATTAGTGGCTTTAGTCATGCGTAAGATAGTTTCGTTTATCATTATTTATCTATTTTCCTCGCTTGTTTTTGCGGATGGGTATTACCAAACTTCGACCCAGGAAGCTAAAACCGCTTGTGAGAATTCTACACCGCCGAACGGATATGCAAGTGGTTCTCGCTGTACTGTTTACTCTAATTATTCCTTTTCATCGGTTTGTGCTTCTCCCGGTACTGGTTCCTACTATGTGTCGCGAACAAATGTACCGAACACTAAATATGTGCATTGCGATAACGGTGAATTGGCCTGTCCGTCCGGTCAATCTCGCGTATTTCCTGCTGGTACTTGTACCGCTCCGCCTATAACCTGCACCGCTGGCTTGCAAAAAGATATTCTGGTTCCGCGTGGCTCTTATCCTGTTGACGGTACGCCAACCGTTAACCTGGTGCACGATAGTTCCGGCGGTTCATCGGTCGCATTAAACCCAACAAGCGTTTCAACAGGTGGATGTAAATACAATATTCCCGCTAACCCAAACAACTCCTATGGATGCGAGGTAATAACTACGCCAACCAGCTCAGATCTTTATTGCAAAGTACGCGGCACCCAAACTGGCGAATATATATCCGGCAATGATACCGCCAAAGAAATACAGCCTCCAAAAACAGCGGCTGATTGCGTTGCGCCTTTAAAATTCGAGGTTGACCATTGCGCGCCTCCGTCTGCGCACCTGGGTTGTTACACCTCCCCAACGGGTGACGAAGTTTGTCCGTCTTCACCAAAATTAAACTGTGGAACAATTGGTTCTGACAAAACCGAAGTGTGTGTTACCGATACTGGCTTAACAATGAATGGTGGCCATGCCTACTTGGTCGATGGTCAACCTGTCGCAGAAAAACAAAACGTCAACGGACAAATACAAAACTGCGTCTTAAATTCTTCCGGCAAAGCTGTTTGCGTTGGTACCGATTCGTCACCGCCTGGAATAAACCTCCCATCTGTTCCTGCTGGCACATGTGGCCCAGGTGGCACCGGTATCGTCTGTATAAAACCAGCGGCAACCACAGCAACCCCAAATCCAACGCCGGTACCTATCAACAAAGAAGTCAAAGAAGCCACCAAAACCGCCACCGTTACCAATGCAGACGGTTCGAAAACTATCACTCAAACCACTACAAACAACATCGTAAATACTACCTCCACCGTCACCACAACCAACATCAATTCATCCGGCCAAACCACCAGCACCTCAACTGTAAAAGGTGACTCACAAGGGCAGGGGGTAACCGATGGAACCGCGGTTGGTGCTTCTCCTGGTGCTGGTTCCGGTAAAGGCCGTTTTTATACAAGTAACGGTAAAACCGTCACTTCTGTGGGAACGGCATTCATGAATAAGGCTGTTAACTCTCCGCTCTTAAAAGCGGGTTCAGACATCTTTTCTGCGTCTATTCCCACGGTGGCCGCTTGTGCTGCCTGTGATTTAAACATACCTGCAATTATGGGCATGCCTAAAGCAGACATTCAGCCTTTCTGCGCTGTCTGGATGGAAACTGTCTGGGATGTTATCGCCGCTTCATTGAAGATCGCCGCCGTCTTTGTTGCTCTTCGCATAATGATTACACCAACATTCTAGGGGTTATCCATGCAATCAATAGTCAACACCTTAAAAGCTTATTTCGATGCTTTCATCAAATTTTTTGAAGATTTCGCGGATTCTATAAAGGATTTTATAACCGACCTTCCGGCAACGCTTCTTGAGTATGCGTCTGATTTCATAATGATGTTTTTAGACTGGGCCGGTTCTTATTGTTCGTATTGTTTGGGCGGGTCAACGCTTAGCGGTTCCGGCTCTGCTGCTTCTCAATTCGGTCAAAAAATACAAGCAGCTTATAACTCCCTGTCGCCTTGTATTCTCTATGCGCTTAATCAGTCAGATATTGTGGGTTGTTTGCAAATTATGTCTTGTGCAATGGTTATCTGGTCCGCTTTCCGTGTTGTTGCTCTAGTGAGGTCAATAGCATGATAATTTTTCACGAAGGTCTCCCAGGTTCAGGCAAAAGCTACGAGGCGGCAATTAATCAAATCATCCCGGCCCTTATGAAGGGCCGTTCCGTTTATGCGTATATCGAAGGGCTTAACCGTCCTAAATTCGCGGAAATTACCGGCATACCCTTAGAGCGTGTCACTAAGCTTTTAAACCCTTTAACTAAAGAACAGGTGTCAGATGTTCAAGCTCATGTGGCTAATGATTCCCTTGTTATCTTGGATGAGTTACAAGATTTTTTCCCCGCTGGTAAAACTCATTTATCGCCTGGTATCACGGAATTTGTAACCCAGCACCGCCACCGTGGCATCGACATTGTTTGTATGGGTCAAGATCACCGCGATTGCCATATGTTGTGGAAGCGTCGAATAGACACCCTTATTAAATTTCTAAAGCGGGATGCTATCGGTTTTCCTAACTCTTACACTTGGTCAACATTCAAGCAAACAAACGGCACCTTTACCAAGCTTCGTTCGGGTTCCGGCAACTATGACCCTAAATATTTTGGTCTCTATGCCTCTCACTCTGACGGCGTTACCGCCATTGACTCTCACAATGATGATAGAACCAACATCTTAAAATCGTCAATCTTTAAGGTTGGCTTTCCTGCCCTTGGCCTCGCGGGTGTTTTCTGTGTTTACTTTCTTTACAACTATTTTTCTCCAGACGCTCCGGAACCAAAAAACGAAACCGTCACCGTTACTACAAAAGCAATTGAACCGCCTAAATCTATCCCAAACCCTGTACCAGTTCCTCAAAAAGAAGAAAAGAAGCCCGAGTATAAAGCGGTTGAATTCGCTAATTTTATTGAAATGTACCTTGAAAAAAATAGGCCGCGCCTTTCCGCGTTTGTTCAGGCTTCAGATGGTTCTAAGATCTTGCTCAAGATAGATTTCTACGATGGTGACAAAATCATCGACACCTTTAACTATAAGCAATTCGTAGAATTCGGCTACACCATTACGAAAAAGGAATTCGGCGTTCTTGTTGAGAAAAACGGCAAACAGTACCCAGTCACTATGTGGCCACGTGAACTGCGGAACGAAGAGCAAAACCGGCTTGCTCGGGGGTATTCCAGTGGTGGTGTTCAAGATAGTCAGCGTAGTAATGAACAATCAATTTTAACCGCTCAAGATCAGCATTTCGGCAAAGTGGGTTCTATGGATGGGCCAATGGTGCAAATGGCAGGGCCGGGCCTTTAAATTGTGGGGCAACGCAAGTGAGTTTATAAAAAAGTAGATTTAATGGATGAGCGCGGGCGTTTTTGTGGCTTGGTTGCGATTCCTCTTAGCCCCTGGTTTGAGCTGCTGGCAAGGCTTTAGCTTTTCAATCGACAAGGCGCGGCAACAATTAGATAGCTGTTCGCCCTGGCCGCCCGAGTAATGCGCGAAGTATGAGACGCGCGAGGGCGGCCAGGGCGTTTACAGATAACAAGCGGCGGGCGCGTCTTGTCGGTTAGAAAATCTTAGTTTTGACAGGCGAAAATAAGGGGCTAAGGGGATGAGTAATTAAGCCGCTGCTCTTTAAGCGAAGAAATGAAGGTGTGTTTGGCTAGTTTTCCTTCCCACCGGCAACAAATTAAACCCGTTACCTAACGTCCTTGTCACACGTTAGATATAAAACTTGAACCAGTATCGTTAGAGCTAACACAGGCTAGTTAAATGAAAACATCACAACGCTATTCACTTGAATCATTAACCTTGGACCAAACAGACGATCAGGGACGTTTATTTACCAATGCTTATGGTATTCAGGACTTAACGCCCGTTAACATTGTCGGTGCTTCGGTTGATACGGTTCGGCAATTATTTTACGGTAAACCCAAAACGACCTTGATTGATAAGTTGGAACGACACGCTAAAGCCGGTGAGTCCATTATTTCCTTGTCGGATACCATAGGTTCGCAAAAATGGCACTTTACCCGTATGGGCAAAGTTTCCCGGTATCGCTACAAGCTTCAGAGCAATGATGAAGGCATCGTTATTTTGTTTTGCTCATTTTTTGCAAAAATAGAACATCCTGGGCAACACTTAAAAATTGAGCTTTCCCCGCATTTTATCACTCAGCGTTCAGTGCAAAAGATTTGGCAACGTTTACACGGTCAATTGGGCTTGTCTCAGAACTTCCTAGAAGATGCTGAACCAAAAGGCTGTGCTATCCATCTGGCTTGTGATTACCAAGGGTTTAGGCTTCCAGATGATTTCCTTTTTAAGTTCTCAACACGGTCAAGAATCATCCGTTCCTATGACGGTATGGGCTCAATCGACCTTTCCGACTTATCGGATGTTGTGGCCACTTATGGTTCAAAAACACAGACTAAGGATTATTTGATCGGCAAAGCAGCTTCAATGCAGTTTGCGGCCTACGATAAGAGCTTTGAAATAATTAAGCATGACAAAAAAGACTATTTCCACCGTGAATGGAACATCTACACCTTGGGTGAATTTGACGAAAAACAAACCGTTCGCCGTATAGAAGCCCGTTTTCACCATTCCATTATTCGTGAAATCGGTTTAGGCATGGGCAAGGAATTTGAATCGTTTGAAGAAATAGCACCTTACCTTACTGACATTTGGCGCTTTGGCTTAGAAAAGAATCGCTTAAACCTGGATGATAGACATGAACACCTTCACCCGTTTTGGCAATTGCTTATGGAAGATGTTGAATTCACTGTGCCTGCTACCGGACTGGTAATAGTACGTAAAAAAAAACAAAGCTCGGAACCCATAGCAAAGAACTTGGGGCTCGCTGTCGGAAACATGCTGACTATTTGGGCTCGTCAAGGGTTCACCGTTAAGCAAGTCATGCGGCAACTCAGGCTACTGAGCTTTTACCCTCAATTGCTTGATAACTACAAAAGTCGGCGGCTAACTGAAAGTGACCTTAGGGAATATGTGGAAAAATCCCTGTGTCTACGGCGATTGATAGGCAAAGCGGCTTAAAAACGTTACGAAATCCCAGGTTTCTTTATGATATATAAAAGTCAGTGTTCTGTTTGTGGTGGTCATTTGTATATAAGAGATGGCAGGCCTCCTAAATATTGTTCTTCAGCTTGTCGGCAAAAAGCTTATCGCCTTCGGAAGTCTTTAAAATGATAATCAAAAAGGGTAAAAAATATCAGTTGGACATTCGTCCTAACGGTTCTAAGGGCAAACGAATAATTAAACTCTTCAACACTAAATTAGAAGCAGTACGTTATCAATTTGACCTTGTTTCACGTCTATCTGATTCACAAGCCGTCCAGGCTCCATTGGATGATAGACATCTTTCCGAATTAATCATTATTTGGTTTGATCTTCATGGCCGTTCTTTAAAATCGGCGGTCGATACTAAACAGCGTTTAATTAAACTTTCAGAAAACATAGGTAACCCTAAAGCTAGACTCTTTAATTCTTCTGAATTTGCTTTATATAGAAAACAGCGGCTTGATTCTGGTATAAATGAGGCAACCTTAAACCGTGAACTTTCTACCCTTAAGGCATTATTCCGTGAACTTAAACGATTGGAAGTTATCGATTATGAATCTTCATTGCTGACAGTACGAAAGCTTAAAGAAAAGAAAACCGAACTGACCTACCTGACCCAAGAGCAAATAACACAACTCAGAATACAAGTGTTTCTGAGTCAAAACGAATCCTTGGAATACGTTGTTTTGATCTGCTTAATTACCGGGGCTAGGTGGTCTGAAGCTGAGGGTCTAACAATTAGGAATTGTTTTAATAACGGGTTTAGCTTTGACGATACAAAAAACGGTTGTTCTCGATTTGTTCCTGTTTCCGAAGTTAACTTCTTGTATATTAAAAACCGTCTTGAACGGGGCGAATTCAAATCTTGTTACTCTGCCTTCAGGTCGGCTTTCAATCGTTGTGGTTTCCCCGTTTCTCCTGGTCAACTTGCCCACATCTTAAGGCATTCTTTCGCTAGTCACTTCACTATGAACGGTGGCAATATCCGGGCGCTTCAAAAGATACTTGGCCACTCATCCTTGCAAATGACGATGAGGTATTCTCATCTATCCCCTGCCTATATGAATCAGGTGGTAGAACTTAATCCGCTTTCTGTTCTTAACAATGAAAATATAAAAAGTGGAAAGAAAGTGGAAAGCTTATCTAAAGACGCAAAAAAACCAGTTGAGAAAAATCCCTAACTGGTTGATTTATATAGTATTTATGGTGGGTCGCATGCGATTCGAACGCATGACCATCGCATTAAAAG